TTTGTTGTTTTTAGAATGTATGATGAAGACAATGTATTAGTAGGATATATTGAAGAACAAATTAATTATAGTGGTACAACATACGCATCACCAACAGGTAATACTGACAATTTAAAAATATGGGCATTACCTTGTGGACCAATTGATATTGATAATATCTTTTCAACGGTTGCTTGGTCAGGAGTATCTTATTACACAGTTGAACTATGTTATGGATACCCAACAAATAGTACAAATAGAATATCAGAAGGTGCAGTAGGACCTTCATCAGAAACATTCTACTTCTATCTATATGATAATTGTGGACCTGAAGATACAAGATTAACATTCTTAAACAGTAGAGGTGGGTTTGACTATTTCACATTTACAAAATATAGACAAGATAAAAAGAAAATAACAAGACAAACGTATGATAATAGATATTATGCAACCAATTTGTCTTCTCCCGATAGGGATATGGGTAGAACAGTTAAAACATTCGATACTGATGTTGAAAGGGAATTTGTTTTAGAAAGTGATTTTCTTAGTGAGGGTATGGGTGATTGGTTAGAGGAATTGTTTTATTCACCACAAGTTTATGAGATGAAACCTGATTTTATTAGTCCATTAGATAGACAAGACAAATATTATAAAGACCTTAGACCAATACAAGTTCTTTCAACAGAAGTTGAAACGATAAATGTTAAACATAAAAAATTAAACAAATATAAAATAACTTGTAAATACGCAGATAGTTTCTTCGTAAACAAAGGTTTCTAATATATGTCACAATTACAACAAACAGTTTTAAGGGTTCAAACCAATAAACCAAGTTCAATAATTATTACAGGAACCACGTCAATGACGTTTAGTGGTTCTACCACAGGTACAACGGCAACTGGTAGTGGAACAAGTGCATCACCATACGTAGGTAATTTTCCAAACTCATCTGTATTTTTTGAATGTGAGGTTACAGGTAGTGGTACATTTTACTATGATATAACTTTAACAAATACTCAAATAGGTCAAAATTATCTACAGATGTTTATAAAACATCCTGGTGATGAATTTTTTAGAACAATATTTACATCGTTTGCGGCAAATAATGAGAATTATTTTTTGGTACGAGATGGTGATATTGTTGCGGTAAAACAAGGTGCAGGATATGCAGGTGGAACATTCAGTGTTTATTTTGTTGGTGATAATCAAACACTACAAACAATACCAAACGAATATGACTTTTTAGATTTATATTCTGATATTCCACTTACAATAAATAAATCATACGCCGAGATACAAGATATTGGTAAACGTAACTCTGACTATTCTGTTGGTGTTAGGTTACCTGGTTCTAAAAAGAACAATGCGTTCTTTGAGAATTTTTTTAATGTGGACCAACAATCATTATATTTTGATGCAACAGCAAAGGTTCAATGTAATGTATTGATTAATGATGAATCCTATTTTACAGGATATATGAAACTCAATAGAGTTAATGTGTTATTAGGAAAGATTGAATATGAGGTAACTCTTTATTCAAACATAGGAGATTTATATGGTAAGATTGGAAATAACTTACTTAAAGACTTAGATTTTAGAAACCCTGACTATCATTTCAACCACGTTTTTACAAGAGATGATGTAATTGCAGGATGGAGATATGAAACTCTAAAATCAACACAGGAAGTACCATCAAATTATTTCTATCCTGTGGTACATAATGGTTACAATTATCAAGTTAGTGGTGAAACATCACAAGTATTATTCACAGGACTTACAGGTAATTCATTATATACAACAACAAAATTAGGAAGTTGGGCAAACAATGCTACCGCATATTCAAATGGTGTACAACGATATAGAATTAATTCACCTGAAGATGGTATCAGAGACAATCAATTAAAACCAGCACTTAATTTATATTCAATTATAAAACTCATATTCAAGACATATGGATATACAATCAAATCAGATTTTATGTCAAGTCCTTGGATGAAGTTATTATATATGTATGGATATTTTTCCAACGATACGGCAAAGTTTTCATACAAAACACCACAGGTTCAAACATATGGTTTGGATGGTGTGGAAGTTGTAATGGTAGAAAGTACTAATTACCAACTTGAAAATTATTGTTCAACAACATATCCAAAGATAGATGTAAGTTGGACATTCTATGTTGTAAAAAAGGGAACTGGTATCCCTGTATTTTGTAACCAAGAAATTACATTAAACTTTGATTTTACCACAACCTTTTGTTTTGGTACGATTCCAAACTACCCATTACCAATCACAATACCAGCAAATGCAACAGGAACGACTTATAACTATACGGAATTACAATATGTAGATTGTGGATTTGGGTGTCCATATACGGCAGAATCACAGGTAAACAACGGTTTCTTACCCTTATCATCAAATGTAGGATTATCTTCTGAACCTCTTGCTTACTTACCAATAACTTCAAATCAAACAGTTGAGATTGTTGAAAATCAGTATGTTGATTTTAGTTTAATCATAGACCAAAACATAAAACAGATTGATATTCTGTCAAGTATTGCAAAGAAGTTTGGATTGTTATTTATTCCTGACCCTGAAGTTCAGAATCAAATCATAATTGAACCATACAACTATTATGTTGGTACGGGTAATATATATGATTGGTCAGATAAATTATCTTGGGATAAAGGATTTAGTGTAGAACCCGTACAGAACTTTGTTGAGAGTGAATTAATTCTTACAGATGTAGAAGATGGTGACGCAGGCAACAAAGATTTTAAGGATAGTAATAGTAGGGTATATGGTGAGCATAAAGTATATAACCCAACAGAATTTAAATCACAAACAAAAGAAATTAAAACTAATTTCTCACCGATGATTGTTAGAAAGTGGAATCCTAATAATGGTCCTAATGCTGCATTCTCAAATGACGTAGGTATCCCATTAGGTGTTTCTTATGTTGAACAATCACAAGAAATTAGTAGTACAGATAAATCAAAAGTAGATTGGATATATAAAGGTGTTAAAACAAAACCAAAGTTATTCTATAACTTGGGTAACTTCTCACCATTCTTGGATGACCCTACTGAAATTTTTACATTGACAGGTGTAACAACATCTTATTTTAGAGTTACAAAGAGTGATGCATCAAATCCTTCAGGTGGTTTAATATCTCCTGTTATTTCACACACAATGCCGATGGGTAACCCTGACAGTAATAAGATTAATAACGATAGTATTTGTATCTTATTCAACTCAGAAGAACCTACCACAATTGCTGGTGATAGTGTGTCATTATTTGATGCATATACAAACCAAGATTTATACAATTTATTTTATCAGAATAGAGTAGAGAATGCGTTTGATAAAAATACAAGAATGATTGTAGGTTATTTTGATTTGAAGTTAGGTGATGTAAAAAATCTAACAGCAAAAGATTTAATTAAAATCAATAACCAATATTTCACTTGGAATAAAATAGATAATTTTAACTTAACCAATGCAGAACTTACAAAAGTAGAATTGGTCCAAGCAAACTATAATCCACAAAGTTACCCAACAAGATATTTTAAATATTCTTATTGTACTGACCCATCAACAATCTATAAATTCAAAACAGAATTTACAGGAACAGATAGTATATATGAAAGTTTATATTATTATTCTATTCTATATGATTATTTTGTGGGTGCATTAGGTGGTAATGTAAGTGGATATACAAGTTCTATTTCTTATACAGGTTCAACATATTTCCCTTACTCAATATACGAAACAACTAAGAGTGATTATGATGCGGGTGGAATAATATATACATCTGACCCAAATAAATATTTCTTCTTATTGAGTATTGAGGAAGAACCTATAAGTACAATATATAATCAAGACAATCCTGTATGGTTAATTAACTCAGGACAAACCCAAGCAATACTAAATGTATTTACGGATTGTGCTGACTTTTATACCTCAGCAGACGCAATTGGAGTGAATTACGGACAAGCAATTACAGGTTCTACATATAATACTGGTGTGACCATAAACGTAACGGATACAGGATATATCAGATATGATACACCTTCAGGAACTGTTGATACATACTTTGGTTCTTTGGGTAGTACAGTTATTTCTGGTTGTGTAGATTGTGAAAGTATAAGGTATGCATATCCATTATTTGATTTAGGAAATTGGACCATAATAAGTTGTGGTTCGCCGTGTCCATAAAATATTTATAAAATATGAGAGGTTCTTTAGTAGTTACATTTGACGAGTTTTTCTCTGATTTAGGTGGTCCATATTATACTGTTGTTGTGAACGGAAATGAAACATATAGAGCATATTATGGTATGTCTAATTTATATTCCTCAAATATTAATATTGGGGATGTAGTTACAGTAAGTCTTTTTGATGACAATTATGATAAAACATTATCAATATCAAGAACTGACTATACAACAGACGATGAAAATGGTGATAGAGGAATTAAAACAACAAACATATCATCAACCTCAGGAATAACTGGTGTCTCTATAACATTTACTGCAACAACAAGAAATGACGCATATGGATTTGAATATAAAGTTGATAGTACTGTACAAAATTGTTTAAATATTCAAACAGGATTTAATCAGGGTTTGTCACCATTCGGTTCTTATGCGGTAAGAGAAGTGAAACTCATTAACAATAAGATATATTGTATGGGAAACTTCGCACAATACCAAGGTATTGTGACAGGTTGTTTTACTGTGTTAAATAATAATGGTTCTATTGACCCAACGTTTCCTCTTAATGTTATAACTTTAAACGCATTTGCTTCTACAATTGAACAACAAAGTGATGGGAAGGTATTACTTGGTGGTTCATTTACAACATATTCAGGTGTAACAAAAAATGGTATTGTTAGAATTAATAACAATTATTCCATAGATAATACATTTGTTACAGGTACAGGTTTTGGTGGTGCAATTCCACAGATATATGATTTAGAAATACAACCAGATGGTAAGATATTAGCTGGTGGTAATTTTACCTCTTATAATGGAACATCGATTAGAAATATATGTAGATTAAATTCCAACGGTAGTATAGATACAAGTTTTAGTGGTAATACAAATAGTGCAGGTAGTTCACAAATTATAACCGATATTAGTTTATATTCTGATGGTAAAATGTTAATTAGTGGGGATTTTTTAAATTACAATAATGTTGCATCAGCAGATAAAATTGTAAGACTAAATTCAGACGGTTCAATTGATGGTACTTTCACTTCACCATTTGCTGGTACAATTGGTACTGCATCAAATGTTTTAACTACAGAAATTTTATCAGATGGTAAAATAATGATAGGTGGAATATTTGATTTTCCCATAAGTGGAAGTACATCTTATGGTTTAGCCAGATTAAATTCAAATGGTTCATTAGATACAACATTTACCACAGATACATATTTTGTGGGTGAGGTTGTTACAGATTTTTATGTTCTACCTGATAATAAAATTTTAATGTTAGTTACAAGTACATCCCCTGATATAGATGGTTTATATAGATTAAATTCAGACGGTTCATTAGATACAACATTCAATCCCGTTCTATTTGACCAAACATTCTCTGCTACACAAGAAAGTATTGCAGTAAGAGATAATGGTAATATAATAGTGGGTGGAGGATTTGTTACTGTTAACGGAAACACATATAGAAAAATATTTGAATGTGATAGAGATGGTAATTTACTTATGTGTGATAATATAGAAATTGAATTAATGACAGAATTATCAGAATCAATAACAACAGAAAACGAATTAAATTTAATAATAGATTTATAAATATTTATAAATATGTCAAATATAAAAATATCACAACTACCTGAATATGGTGGAAATACCTCAGGTAGTTATATAGTAATGAATGATAGTGGTTCTGCCGCTACATATAAAGTTAGAAAAGAGAATTGGGTATTTCCTTATAATGGTAATGCAACAATTACAGGTTCATTAAGAGTTACAGATATTCCATCAGGTAGTTCTTCAAATCAAGTTGTAATGTATAATACATCAACAAACCAATTGGAAAGAACAAATAATACTAATAGTGGTTTAAAAACAAAAAGTTTTATTATTAATGGAACCTCAGGGTGGACTTATCCTGGTAGTGGTTCTTTAAGATATTATACACTAAATTTTGCCACACCATTTACAGACAATTATTCTGGTAATGTTATGTTTAATTATAATATTGATACCGAACAATTTAAAAATACCGAAGCAAGATATATGAGTCCAACAACTTCAAGTGTTGTATTAGTAGTTAATGATGTGCCTATTGCAAGTTCTTCTTTTGTTGCAACATTTACACAAATAGGAGAAAATTAATATATAACATAATATGAGTAGAAAATATATAAGACAATTAGTTAATTCAGATTTTGTTTATCCAAACAAAGTAAGGAAAGAATATGATACAGAAATTATACACGATATATATGATGATTGTGTAAGTGGAAGTGTTATAACTTTTACTGCAACAACAGTAAGTTCAAGTAGTATTACCTTTTCAGGTACAACATCTTGGAGTCTAAATAATTCAAAAAGATTTTTACAATCTAATGGGGATTTATCTCTTGTTTCTATTCATATGTTGGCACCAACTCAAAGTTATTTTAAACCTTGGAGGACGGTACATAACATATCAACAACAGGAACAACAGCAACAAGTTCAACAAATAATTTTAGTTTTACTGTTACACCCGCAAATGTAGGACTTACAGGTTTTACAGATGGTATGTATTATTTTGAATTTAGATTTATTGGTGAGTTATGTTATTTACCTGTTTGTGCAAATTTAAATTTAGTTGCACCTACACCAACACCTACTCCAACACCTACGGGAACACCAACACCAACTCCTACTCCAACGAGTACTCCTACACCTACACCAGGTGAACCTACACCTACACCTACAAGTACACCGACACCTACTCCTACACCAACACCTGAACCAAGCGGTCTTAGTTTAGAAATTTATGGTCAAGATGTAGATGGAACACCATCAACTTTAACATTATTTTATAGTATTAATGGCGGTGGTTCAATAAACGTACCTGGTTATACAGGTGCACAATTACCTATTAGTTGTACAAATTTATATACTATAACAGGATTAACACAATTTGATAGTATTGAATTTGGAACAAGTATTGCGTGTGTAATGAATGGAAATGGTTCATCATCTTCTTGTCCATCATCGTCAGGAAGTGCTACCACTTATACATATGTGATGGACGCACCATCAATACAACAAATAGCAATAACAATTGATAGTGGTACAATACCATAAAATATATACATATATATGAAAATATACTTTGAAATAGATAATGAGAATTTAAATGAGATTGTGATTAAAAATCATAAGGAAAGTTTGTTGAGAAATAGAGAATTGTTTGAAAAATATCATTTAGATTTTAGTTCAATCAATAAACTAAAAGGGGATAAGAATATTTTGAACAAAGCGTTCTTAGAAGAACTATCTCTACATATAACAGAATAATTATTATAAAAGATTATGGCGGGTAAGAAAATTTTTATTGAGTATGACATAGACAGTAGTGATTTAAAAATTGCTAATGGTGAAACCCTGTCACTTACTCAACAACTCCGTATATTAAAGAAAGAATTACAAAGAGGTGATTTAAAACCTGAACAATTTGATATTCTTCGTAAAAAGATTGGTGATACAGAGGACCAAATTGCTAAAACAACTGTAAGGTCTAAGGACTTTTTTGGTGTTTTATCAACTTTACCTGGTCCTGTTGGTGCATTTGGTAGTTCATTATTGGGTGTTGTAGATACACTAAAGGTCTTTAGTTCATTCACTTTCAAAGATATTAAAAATTCTTTGGGTGATATAAAAGATGACGTTGTAGAAATTTCAAATAATTTTCTTGGTTTTGATAAGACCAATAAAGATGTTGCAAATTCTTCAAAAGAAGCTGCAGATAATGTTGATGGTTTAGGTAGAAGTTTATCAAATACAGCCGCAGAAGCGGGTGCAACAGGTGCCGTTGTTGGTAATGCCACCGCAAAATTTACAAGTTTAGAAACAAATTTAGCCAAAACTAATTTAACATTAGATGATACACTTAAAGCATATGATAATTTAACAAAACAAGGTTTAGACCCGCTATATGCTGAGATTATTGATGGTAATGATGTTGTTGAGAAAGCATCAATTTCAGTAAAAGGTTTAAAAGGTGAAACTTTAAAATTAACTGAAAGTCAAGTCGCGGCAGTTGCTGCAGGTAAAACTCTTACAGTTACTACCGAAGGTTTAGTTGTTGCAGAAAAAGCTGCAACCTTTTGGACTACAACTTTAGGTAATACTATAAAAGGTGTTTTAATTGCAACGGGTATAGGTGTTTTAATTGTTCTTCTTGGTCAATTAATTACATTATTTGCAGATTGGGTATCAGGAACTAAAGAAGCAGAAGCAGCACAAAAACAATTTAATGATGAATTAGAAAGAACCAATACATTATTAGATTTAGATTTAAGGGCTGCAAAAAGAAGACAAGATTTAAGAGTCGCAGAACTTAAAGCAAGGGGTGCATCAGAGAAAGAAATTAATGATGCAAGTCTTGAAGGTCTAAAAGAAAATTTCGCGTTAAAACAACAGGCGTTAGTAGATGCAACAGATTTATATAACAAAACATTAAAAAGAACTGATGAAAACGCCTTAAAGGATTTAGAAACTATTGGTAAAAGACAGCTTGAATTGGACCAAGAGGTAAAAGACCTTAGAAACCAAATCAAAATTGCTGAACTTCAAGATGATATTAAGGCGGCAGAAAAGAAGAAGGAACAACAAAAGGCAGCAAATGATAAAACAATTGCAGATAATAAGGCGAAGAATGATAAAATTATTGCCGATAATAAATCTGCAGACGAACAACTTCTTGCATTACAACAAGAGAATGCGGTATTATCGTTAAAAACAGATAGAGAAAGACAGGATAAAGAATTAGCCAATCAAAAAACCAATGAGGAAAATAAGATTAAGGCGTTACAGATTAGTGATGAAAAAAAGAACAAATTATTAGAACAAGTTAGACTCAAATTTGACGCAAAACAAAACGATATTAATCTTAAAAGACAAGAAGAAGATTTAAAATCAGCAAAAGAGTTTACAAGAAAAAGAGAAGATATAGAAATTGCTGCAATTGAGGATAAGAAAAAGAGAGAAGATGCTGAAAGACAAATTAAATTACAAAGAGATTTAGAGGATTTAGAAGAAGACAAAGAATTTATAAAATTATTAGAGGAAGAGAAAGAAGAAGTAAGAAAAAATATTCGTCAGAAGTATGCGAATGAAGATAGAGAAATTACAAAAAATAGAAATAAAGAAGAAGCAGATGATAATCTTAAGAAACTTGATGATGAATTAAGATTTTTACAAATACGTCAAGAAGCCATCAGAGCGGGAACTAAGGCGTTCTATGATGGTCAAAGAGATATTCTTGCGGCTGCTGAGGCAAGAGAAATTGCTGCGGCAGAAGGTAAAGAAAAAGAAATTACCGCAATCAAGGAGAAATATGTTAAGTTAAGAAAGGACCTTGATAATCAAGAGAAGATGGCTACACTTAGTGCCATAGGTGAAACCATAGGTGCGTTTGCAGGATTAACAAGTGCAATTGCATCATCTTATGATGAGGAAGCGAAGACAAGTAAAGCGGCATTTGAAAAGAGAAAGAAATTACAAATTGCAACCGCAACTATGTCTGCGGCTTCAGGTATAATTCAAATCCTTGCACAACCTTCAACTTTACCATCACCATTTGATTGGATTGTAAAAGGTGTAAATGCGGCGGCACTTGCAATTGCAACTGCAGTACAAATTTCAAATATCAAAAGAACACAGTTTGAGTCAACTGAAGGTGGTGGTGGAGGAAATGCTGGTAACCAATTAGGTAGAGGATATGCAGATGGTGGTATTGTAAGAGGACCTGGTGGACCTAAATCAGATAGTATCCCCGCAAGATTATCAAATGGGGAGGCAGTAATGACAAGTGGTGCTGTAACTATGTTCGCACCGTTATTATCTATGATGAACCAAATGGGTGGTGGTGCGGCGTTTACAAGTGATTTAAATGTCGGTTTACCTGACAATCCACAAGTTAAAAATCCTGCGATGGAACAACAACCTGTAATAATGAAGACCTATGTTGTTGAGAGTGAATTAACATCAACTCAACAAAGACAGGCAAGACTTAAAGACCTATCAACATTATAATGAAAAAGGGTAAATCAGAAAGAAGTAATAAAATCAGTTTTGGTAAACGTAAGTCACAACCTAACGGTAAAAAGTCATATGGTCCTAAATCACAAAAACCTAAGAAGTACCGCGGGCAAGGTAGATAGTATAAACCAAAATATTTATATTTTAATATATGAAGAAAGATAAAGTATATGAATTAAGGATAGAAGAAGACGATGAAATATCGGGTATCGACAGTATATCTTTAGTTTCAGAACCAGCAATTGAAATAAATTGGGTAGCATTCAACAAAGTAAAATCAGAGGACTTTCATATTCCTGAAGGGGAAGATGAGAAATATATTCAAAAACTTATTGCAACCGCACAAGATGAACAGGAATTGTTTGATGAAGGATGGGTTGTAGATAGTATTGAGATATTGGATGGTAAAAATAGTTTTATTTCTACTGACCCGAATGGTCCTTCTATTGAAGATGAAGAAGAATATAATGTTAGATACAAGTATATTCTAAAACCTAATATATCAACTGCACCTATTATTCCCACAACAAGAGATTTTTGTAAAACTCTAATCAATCGTAATTACGTTTGGAGAATAGAAGATATGGATGCCACTCAGAATGATTTTGGTCAATCTGCAATGGTATGGAGAGGTGGTTACAATTGTCGTCACGTATGGTCTCGTATCAAGTATAGAAAAGATGCTACAATTACAAATAAGGCGTCTATAAACAAAGGAAAAGTTTTAGTAGGTGGGTTTCCAAATGATATTGCACCTGATACAAGAGTATTGGGATATTCTGAACCTGATACGGTTACAAATAAAACTTTGGCTAACCCATCACCTTCAACAATTAAGAACTTGGGTTTATCAAAAGAAAAAATGGAAATTGATGACCAAAACGTAAATGTATTTGGTTACCATACAAGATATTTTGCTTTGTGTCCTTCAGCACAAGAATTATTCAGACACCTTATAACTATGGAAATAGACGAGGATACAAAAGGAATGATTAGAAGTGCTGCACGTGCGGCAGATAATGTTTTTAAAATTGAAATTGAAGTAGTTAAATCAGAAGAAGTAACACAACATCAATACGAAGAAGCACTCATATCAGTTGATGATATAAAAGATATTATGTCTGAGGTTGATAAAAGAGTAGGTATGGAACACGACTTATCTTTTATGGATGACCATATTGAGTTGATTGCGGAATATCTACAAGAAGATATGGGGTATGATGTTAGTACAATAACAGGATATGTTGACCAAGGTATTGGAAAGAAAAAGAAGAAAAGAAGTAACTATGAATCATATACTGACTATCCTGATAGTGTAAAGAACAATGCTAAGGCTGTACTTAAGTATGTTGAAGAAAATGGATGGGGTTCTTGTGGAACCGCCGTGGGTAAACAAAGAGCAAACGACCTTGCACAAGGAAACCCAATCTCAGAGGACACGATACGTAGGATGTACTCTTATCTATCAAGACACGAAGTAGACCTACAATCAAGTAAATCTTATGATGATGGTTGTGGTAAGTTGATGTATGATAGTTGGGGAGGTAAATCAGCACTTAGTTGGGCTGAAAGCAAAATCAATTCTATTGACAGAGAGAAAATGTCAAAACAAAACTTCCAAGTAGATGAAGATAAAAGAATTGTGGTAGGTCCCGCTATGGTTCCAAACTTGAAAATATTCCGTAAAGATAAAAAGGGTAACCCATATTATGTGGTGTTCAAAGAGGACACAATCAAAATGATTATGGAGAAGTATATGAGAAACAAATATACTGACAATAACGATACAGAACATAATGGAGAGGCTGCAGAGGATGTGTATGTAGTAGAGAGTTGGATTAAAGAAGATGAGAATGACAAGTCTAACAAATATGGTTATAAAGATTTACCTGTGGGAACTTGGTTTGTTTCTATGAAAGTAAGAAATGACGATGTTTGGAAGATGGTAAAAGAGAAGAAACTAAACGGATTTTCCGTATCAGGTTTCTTTGAGGAAATAGAACAATTCTATAAAGAACAAGAATTTTTAAGAGAAGTAGCTAAAATTATAAAAGATTTATAGTCTACTGATAATAATTTATATTTCTATATATAAACAATAATAAACTAAAGTATTATGTCAAATCCAAAAACAGCAATTCAAGAAATTAAAAAATTGATGAAGCAATTCGGATTTTTAGCTGATGGTGAAGTGACTATGGCGTCTTTTAAACTTGAAGACAATACAATTGTAGAAACTCCTGAACTTAAAGTAGGTAACAAAATTACCAAAATTAGTGAAGATTTTGAAAGAGTTGTATTGGAAGATGGTTCATATAGATTAGTAGAAAACTTTGAATTAGAAGTTAAAAATGGTGAAATTGTTTCTGTCAAAGAAATTTTTGTTGATGCAAAATTGGTTGATGGTACACCTATTAAGGTAGAAGGAGAAGAAGTAATTGAAGGTGCTAAGGTCGTAGTAGTAACCGAAGAAGCTGAAGTTCCTGCACCTGATGGTGTTCACGAATTGGAGGACGGTAGTAAAGTTGAAACTAAAGATGGGGTGATTGTTAAGGTTGAAGGACCTAAAGAAGAAGAACCTGAAGCTGAAGTTGAAATTGAAGTTAAGTCTGAAGATATGGGTGATGGTATGAAAGAACTATATTCTTTACTTGAAGATATGATGAAAAAAGTATCTGAGAAAATGAAGAATATGGAAGAAAAAATGTCATCAATCGAAAATCAATTTAAGTCATTCAAAAAAGAACCAGCAGGTAAAAAAATATCTGATGGTAAAACAGAATTTAATAAACAAGAAAACATCGACTCATTAGATGCAAGAATCGCTTCTATTATGAGTATGAGAAAAAAATAAAAACAAAATAAAACTATTAAAAAAATGAAAAATTATTCAAAAGAGGATTTTCAATATGTAGTTTCAAGTATTACTGGTTTTACTGACCAAACATCAACTGAGTTGATGATGAAAGCCCTTGTAGGTGGAACAACCGCAAAGGTAAGTAACGTAAAATTAGGCGTTAAGGGAACCCAACAAATCCAAATTTTAGACAGTACTCCTGCGTTCCAAGCTGGTGCGTGTGGATGGTCTGCAAGTGGTACAACCACTTTCTCTCAAATCTCTTTGACTGTATGTCCTGAAAGAATTAACGAATCACTATGTCCTGATGCGTTATATTCAACTTATCAGTCATTATTGTTACAAAAAGGTGAAACTGAAGAATCAGTTCCATTTGAACAACAAATTGCAGAATTAAAAGTAAAACAAATCCAACAAAGAATTGAACAAAAACTATGGGGTGCTACAGTATCAGGTGGTGATTGTTTCGATGGTTTTAAATCATTAATCGTATCAGGTGCAACTGGTGTTGCTGTATCTGCTTCAGGTACAACTTTCTCACCAACTGCAGCGTATGGTTCTAATGGTAACCCAATCACTGAGGTGGATAAATTAATCAACGCACTTGATGACAATGCACAAGCAATTGAAAATCTTGTAGTGTTTATGTCTTATCCTAACTACAGATTGTATGTACAAGCATTAACTAAGGCTAACTTCTTCCAAAATTACATTGGTTCATCTACTGTAATTGGTGGTGAAGCAAATGCTTTCGCAGTACATCCAAACTCAACTGTAAAGGTATATCCAACATTAGGTCTTGCATCTTCTAACCAAGTTGTTATTGGACCAGCTGATTATTTCGTAGTAGGTTTTGACCTTATGTCAGACCACGAAAGATTGGATATGTGGTGGAGCCGTGACAATGACGAAATTCGTATCCGTGGTAATTACAACTATGGTGCAGCAATCGTTACTTTCTCAGGTGTAAATTACTTTGCAACTAACGGATTAGCATAATCGTTTTTCCATATAAAAAACGGGGAGGTGAAAGTCCTCCCAATTTTAAAATAAACGAAAAAAATTAATAATAAATAATATGAGTTGCTATATTTCAGAAGGAATTAGTTTAAATCAATGTTCAGACTCTATAGGTGGTATCCAAAAGGTATATATCGCTGGTGGAACTGGTACTACTCTTGGTGGTGTAACAGGTTTCACATACAACGGTGATGATGCAATTACAGGTGCAACTGCAGCATCAGGAACAATATTTTACGGATTTGAACTAAAAAGAGGAACTTCTCAACTTACTCAAAATATTCAAAAATCATTTGAAAACGGAACTGTTTTCTTTGAACAACTTTTGGAAATGGTGTTATACAAATATGATGAAGATAAAAGAAACATCATATTGAACTTAGCACAGAAAGACAATTTGCAAGTAATTGCAATTGACCAAAATGAAACACAATATATGTTGGGTCAAGTAAGAGGTATGTACGTATCAGCAGGTGCGTTAACATCAGGATTAGCATTGGGTGATAGAAATGGTATGAATTTCACACTAACAGGTCAGGAACCAGTTCCCGCACGTGTTATTGATGGAGTATTATCATCTGTCTTCTCAGGTGCAACATTCCAAGGATAATATTAGGAGAATATCTCCATTTTATTCATATATCCTATAAAAAGGGGTCTTCGGACCCTTTTTTTTATTAATATATCAATTCAATTTTAATTTTTTTATATTTATAGTTATACAGTCACTAATATGCTAATATTAAACAAAGGTCAACAAAATGAATTGGTGTTAAACATTAATAACAATTCAAGAACTGATTTTTCAGGTTATACTTTGACATTCACACACGTTGTATCACAAGAAGTAAAATCATATACAGTCAGTACATCAAATCCCGCACAATATGCTGAGAATGATAGATATTGTGAAATAATTCTCAATTTACAAAATGCGGGACAAGACTTAAATTACTTAGGACAATATCAACTTCAAATATTTGGTAATGGTTCCAACCTTGTATATACAGGTATGGCACAATTAAATGGAACACAGGAGTCAAATCCATTCACAGAATATGTTTCACCAGATGAAGATAATTCCAATTATATTTATATACAAGATTAATTATGAGTGAAGAAAAAAAGAAATATCAATTAAATAAAATTGCGTTCAGACAAGAACCAATATTACCAAAGTTCACAGAATTATTTCAAAGAGTACCTTGGGTATATTATGGTGACAATAATTTGATGCCACAATATCTAATAACCAGATATAATAATTCAGCAATACATAAGGCAATCGTTACAAGCAAGGTTAATCAGATTATGGGTGATGGAGTTGTATCCATCAATAACCCTATGGCTTCTGTTAATTTAATTAATAAGAAAGAAAACGTTTCTGAAGTGATGAAGAAATGTGCGTTAGACCTTGTACTATTCGGAGGTTACAGTTTGAATGTAATATGGAGTAGAGATAGAGAAAGTATTGCTGAAATATATCATTTGGATTTTAGTAGAGTAAGATGTGGTAAGATTAATCCTGAAACAGATGAAATTGAAAAATACTATTATTCAGCTGATTGGACAAATATCAAAAAACATCCCGTTGAGGAATATGATACATTCAGTCAAGAAGATGGTGAACCATCTCAAATCCTTTATTACAAACAATACCAACCAAGTAATTCTTATTATCCTAATCCAGATTATAGCGGTGCTTTGGCTGCTATTGAAATTGATGTAAACATCAAGGAGTTTCACAGTAACAATTTAAAGAATGGTATGTTACCAAGTCTTTGGATAGATTTTGTGAACGGTATCCCTGATGAAGAAAATCAAAGATTGATGACACGTGCACTCGAAGAACAATATTCTTCTGTTAATAATGCTGGTCGTCCAATCATATCATTTAATGAGAGTGCTGAACTTTCACCAAAAATCACACAGATTGCCCCATCATCAAACGATGGGTATTATCAAGCAATATACGATGACATTATCAGAACCATCCTGTCAGGTCATAGGATTAGTTCTGGTGAGTTATATGGTATCAGTACGAGTGGTAAGTTAGGAACAAGAAACGAGATTGTGGACCACTCAGAATATATCAGAAAGATGGTTATTATGCCATATCAATCTGAACTATTACCAGTCTTTAACAAATTGGTATCTCTTAAATCTCAAAGACCAACAACATTTGAAATTAAACCATTATCAATCTATGAAGTAGGTGATGTGGTTGAACAACCAGTTGTTGAAGATAAACCTGAACAACCAACACAAGTATTATAATATGGGAGTACTATTAATATCAGAAACCAAATTAAAAAATTTCACAAATATCAATAAGAATGTTGATATGGATGTATTACGTGCGGAAGTACAAATAACACAAGATACAGAACTACAACCACTATTGGGAACAAAGTTCTATAATCATTTATTGAGTCAAGTATCATCAACAGGTAATACATTTAATGCAAATGAATTGACTTTGGTGAATGATTATATTGCACCATATCTTATACAAGCAAGTTATTTTCGTGCAATTCCTCACTTACATTATAGAACGATGAACCGTGCGATAATTGAAGGTCAGACCGAAGGTGGTACACCTGTTGATTTAGAAACGATGAAATATCTTCGTTCAATACAAAAACAAACCGCAGACTTTTATAAGATGAGGTTACAAGACTGGTTAATTACTGGTCAAGGTCAGAACCTTTTCCCCGACTATCTATCTACATCTACTATTGATGGAATGATACCTGACAAGTCAGCAAAATACAATAACCCGATTGTTCTAAATCACACCACTCGTTATGGTTA